CACCGCCACCACCGTTTTGACCAGATCCATTCTTATTACCACCAGATCCACCAGTAGCACCATAAGCACCACTGCCACCAGATTGTCCACTACCAGTTGATCCAATCTCAAAATCTCCAGAAAATCCACCAGATGGACTCTTTACAGATAATTTTAAAACAGATCCTGAACCAGCAGATCCACCATTAGTTCCACTGCCTCCATTAGCATTACCCTTGGAAACTCCAGCAGCTCCAGCTAGGGTGATCTCAATCTTAGTGAAAATATAACTGCTGCTAAGATCTAAGCTACCACTACTATAATACGTGCCAGTTCCAGTATATCCACTGTCATCTACGTAACTGTGAATACCATCTGTACCATCATTAGTTCCCAATGATCCTGTTACATCACCTCCCTCGCCAGCTTGACCAGGATTTGATGGATATGAACTAATATAAAATGGTCCGCTTGTTCCGCTAGTGCCAGCCTCAGATTTATTTTGTAAAACAGTAGCAAGACCAGATGCAGTTCCAGTGATTGAAACAGTTCCACCATTTCCACCAGTTCCGCTGCTACTTCCACCAGTTCCACCACCACATTCAACTTTTAATCCAGACCCATCATCAATCTGAACGATACTTGCTGATCCGTTACCACCACTAGCATTACTGCTTGCACCAGCTCCACCACCACCAGCACAAATAATAAGCATAGTTTCCCAAGTGGTTGGGATTGAAATATTATATGTTCCAGCGGAAGTGTAATTGTTTACATCTGTATATTCAACAATTGGAACACCACCAGTAAAGACTGTTCTACCACCAATTTGAGAAGTGCTACTTAGCGTTTTGAAAACTGTGACTGGAATGTATGTTAGAAGTTCAAATGTACCAGCACCAGCTGCGCCAGACGCTAGATAATATCCATCATTTTCATATCCCCACTTAGTGCTACCAGTTCCAGGAGCACCAGGAACATAATCAAGAATATCATACGTTGCAACAGTTGGATCTGATAATGGTTGTTTAAGCAAAGCATGTGTGTGCTCAAATGCGACACCACCAACTGGGAAGAAAGAATACAAACTTTTATTTGTATCTGTATATTCAGCAAGATATCTATCTCCAGAAAATCCTGCTAAAGTCTGCAAATCACTACCTGCCGAGGTATGATACAAAAAGTGAGTGTGTTGAGGAACATCCTGCAGTCTCTTGTTTTGCATCTCAACCTGAACGGTTTGAGTACCAATAATAGAAACTGATGTTGTATCAGTAACGCTGGTGTATCCAACCGTTGTCAAACTTCCGAGAGAGAAATATCCTCCCTGTGATTCTTTGGTAAACAACCAGGATCCGCCTTTGAAATTGTTACCAACACCAAGAGTTAGTAGTCCTGTTGTGGGACTTCCAGGACCGTAAACGTTGCCATATCCTACAATTTTTCTTGCTTTCAAATCTGGAACATTGAAAGTTCCGAGATCACTTTCTCCATAATAAGTAAAAATGTTTTGCTGAGAAATAGCAACCAATTGACCAGCAAAATTAAAATTTAATTGTATCTGAAGTCCTGATCCACTACCAGCACCGCTAAGAGTCCACGATGGTGGATTGTTTGGATCATATCCATAACCCAAATTTGTTGGAGTAATCGCTGTAATTACTCCCGTAGTGCTGACAGAAACATTTGCTGCAATTGGTTTCAAATCCCCAGGATTATTAGGATCATAATTTGGAGGATTGTCAAATGTAATAGTTACACCAGATGTTGGGTATCCACTTCCACCATTAAGAACAGAAATCTCTGGTCTTGAGGCACCACCATATGCATTTCCAATTACTCTATAGAGAGCAGGAAAATCAGAAATATTATACTCTGCACCATCACAATACAAATAACCAGGATACTGATACTCAGGATTAGTCTCCGTCTGAGCATCACCAGACTGTGTTATGTATCTGGCATATGTTCCGTTTCCTGGGATGTATGATTTGTCATATACATTATCAATTGCCTTGAAAGTGGTCATGATAGAACCAATTTCCATGGAATCGGAACCCTTATCTGTATAGAATAAAGGTCTAGTATTTCTGTAGTTAGGAGCTGACGATACCATGTTAGATCTTGATCAGATATTCTAGAACAATGAAAGGAGAAGAAACACTATCAACAGATGCGGACTGATCAACTGACAAATTCAATGTTGTAGTTAGAGCATCTGGAGATAATTCCAATGGATCCGTTTTCAATGCAAAATTGTGATCACCTTTGGTGATTGTTAATTTGTGCGAGTGACTTGTTGGATCTCCATCTTGAGACAACTCAGTAGTTTCACTGAATTCATTAAACAGAGAAGCATATATTCTACTGTCTCCACTATTTAGATTACTGTTCAAAGGAACAATATCAACCATGGAAACATCTCTCCAGTCAGTTGGTGCGGTTCCAGTGTCATATGTGGCATTAACATTTTGATTGGTGTTAATTGATTGGTTTGTTTGATCGGGAAGGCAAACAAAAATAACAGTTCCAGAATCACTTTTTGGTTGCAGTCCATTGAGTTGATATGATCCACTGGAAATAGGATAATTGTTCCAACTGTTATTCAAAAGACAGTTATATCTCCACTGGTCTTCAAGAAGAGCGTTACCATTATAACAACCATTACTATATGTTGTTGGGTCAAATGTACCAGCAAATGCACCAAAGTAGAACTGATATCCACGCGCATATGCGTTAGATGCCATTGCTCTACATGGTGGTTGATTATTTCCTGGGAAATTACTCGTTCCAGGACCCATTGTTGCATCCATCCAATCGTCAATTGGAATAGTTGAAGCGTTCCAAAATGCTACCTGTCCAACTGCCTGAGGATCTAAGTAAGTCGTTGGTGCTGCAGCATCTAGTTCAGAAACTGCTTTTAGTCTAGCTCTTACACCAGCAAAAAAGTGTGCGTGCCCATGAATTCCACTGTCTGGAACTACTTCAGCATCAGTTAATTTACCAAGTTGTGTTCCAATTGTCCACGCTGGTTTGCCTTTGAGTTCAATTGTTTGAGATGGAACGATGAAAGTTCCAGAATAAGTGAGTTGAATTGAAGTACCTAGAGTCGCAGTTGCTTCAATACCAATACCAGATCTGTTTGTTTCGTTTCCAGCCTGAGTCACAACACGAATAGATTTATATTGTCCAGCGTCTGGTCCATCGGTTGGTTTCGGATATTTTGATCCAAGATCAGGAACTACAAATTGATTATCTGTCAGTGTTTGTAGTGGTTCTCCAGCAATGTCTCTTCGCACAAACTTTCCAGTTTCACCAACTCCACACACTGCAGCAAGTTGTGGATAATCAACGACATTGTACACCGTACCGTCACATCTCAAGTAACCAGATGGCAGTTTATCAATATTGTTGGAATTGTTAATGTCAGGATTATATTGTACTGGCCAAATAATAATCTGACCTGTCAAATTCCCATACTTTGCTCTTTCCGATGCGTAAACTTTTGCCATTAGTATGCCTTAATAAGATATACAATGTTCATTGATGCCTGATCAGTATTCACAATGATATTTAGAGCATCGTTTAGATTATCTGGACTTACAGAACCAATACTAATATCATTAAGAGGGAATGTTGCTGGTGGATTTAAAGATCCCCTAGACATTGCAATATCAAATGATCCATGGTTGTGTGATGTAAACGATGAGTCATTTGGGTTATTTGTACCAAAATTACTCAGAGATGTTGGATACGATCCTTCACGGAAGATAACATCAAACGTTCCTGATGCAATAGTTGGAAATGCAATTGTAATTGTGTAGATATAGTTTGCGTCAGAAGTTCCAGAACGAGAAATTTCAGTAATGTAAGTTCCCTTAGCAAAACATTCACCATCAACTAACATCCATGGGTGAATTTTATCGTATTGATACCAAGTTGATCCTCCATCAGCCGATGTCTGGGTCGTTCTAATATCTGTTCCTAGTGGCAGATCAAATTCTGTGGCTCCATTGCTTATAGAAACTCCAGTAATAGTGTAATAATTTGCTGGGTTTTCAGGGTTATCCTCAATGTTTAAGTAGATTCCTTTATCATATCCATAGAAATTTCTTCTATTACCAAAGATATTTGGTTT